CTATACCGTATATCCGATTTCCACGCAGTCTTTGCACTCGTCGTACAGCTCGTCCGGCGGTGTCGTATGCGGCTTCGAGATGTGTGAACACAGGTCGGCGGGGTTCTCGAACCCATCTATCCATACGGTGAGTTCTTCGTGAAACGTCTTCGTCGCCGTAACCTGAATCTCGGCTAATCCCTGCTTCGGGAGGAATTCAACGACCCGATGCGTCGTCTGTTCTTTCTCTGTTGAGACGACATCGTAGTTGAATATCTGCCCGACGAAATACTCAAAGCCAACAATCTCAACGGGATCAGCCGGATCGCCCGAGAAGTAGTGCCAATCTGTAACGGTGCCTGTAATCGGTAGGATGTAGTTTCTAATCATTCTGTTACTGCCCCAAATGCCGCACACCAGAAGAACGTCTGATCGAAGGTCGTAGATGCAACGACGGTGCGCGTTCCCGAACCGACCGCTTTCGTCGCAACTTGTCCCGTCCCATACAGCGTGAAGGTGCCCAGATTAACCCCATCCATATAGAACGTCACTTCAGTTTCACCAAACGTCCATCCAGATCCGTGACCCGCGCCCGTCCCACCAATAGCTCCGGCGAGAATTCCCGGCGAAGACATTGAGACTGACGAGACGCGATCAGACGGAACGTATGTTCGCGCAAGATCCCCGTCTGCATCAGAATCAGTTATTTTCGCTTCCTCGTCAACCGATCCAGAGACGCCGAATATGCTGTATCCAGATCGGATATTGCTGGATTTGAGATTTGAATCGCCCGCAACAGTTCCGCTCCCGTCGTGATACCCGGTCGGGATCGCCGTGTCGCTGGTCCCCGGAGAGATATTCAGCGACGAGTATTTACTGATATTACCAGCTTCATCTCGCGGCCCGGCCAGACTCGTGAACCGCCGTCCCTGTAGTACGTCGTCGGGAGTCGCGTTCCCGTACTGTCCGATTGCATTCCATTTCATAATTCAGTCCGAATAAAAGCCAAACCCAAACGCCTCAATGCTGACCGCCTTCCACGTCGAAGTCGGATAGACAGCAACGCTTGTACCTCCAGACGAGACGTTCTTTGTCAGCGTCGGGGGAGTATCTCCGTAGAATTTCCCCATATAGACACCATCCATATAGATTTTCACCGGGTGCGTATCGTAGTTGTTCGAGTATTCTTCGATTCCAACACCGCCACCACACAGAATTCCCGATTGGTTCATCCAAATAGAAGCCCGCTCGTGGTCGTTCGCAGCTTCATTAATATCCCGAGCCGTCCCCATAATCGCCGAGTCAGAGAGTGTTATTTTCCGCTCGTACTCTCCGACAACATCGAAAATATTGACTCCCTTTTTAATATACTGCGGTCGGAGCCAGCTACTCCCCTCAACAGTCGTATCGTCGTGGTAGCCCTCGGGGATCGACTGGTCATTCTGTCCTGGCGTAATGTCCAACGACGACCAATGAAACATATCGCCCGCCGCCTCACCGTCAACAGAATCGCTCGAAAACGTCTTTTGATCGACGACATCGCCTTCTGTGGCATCGCCGTCGACACCAATTGGAATCCACATAGTTACGCCTCGAATACAACGAGTCCCTCATCTTTCGTATAGACGAGATTCCCCTCTACTTCAAGCCGAGACGGAACATCTGCAAGCGAATTGAACGGCTCCAGGTTGATCGCCTCCAAGACGTTCACAGCAGTCGTCGTAACAGACCCCGGAGCAATGTCCTCCCCATCGTGGTTGTGGGCATCAAGCTCGTTCTGTACGTCGTTTACGGACGACTGAGCAGCAACAGCGTCACCGACTGCGATCCCGTGAACGTCGTTGGTCTTGCCGCTGTGATCTGAAACCCACGTCTGAGCGATGTCGATGTCTTCGACAGACGCGATACTCTCTCCTACGGGAACGCCGTGCGTCCCTCCAGTTGCGTCGGAGTGATCGTCAATCCACGTCTGTACGTCTTCGACCTCGCTCTTGTAGGCGATCTCTTTCCACGTCGAGTTTCCATCGTCATAGATAGAGAGCCGAGACATATCGGTACGCCACGACAGCTCACCGTCCTCAGGGGTTCCCGGATACGACGTCTGTGCGCCGGACTCTAATCGAGCATTCGTTAGTGACGTGAGATGCGTAATATCGGTGATGATGTTGTAGTTCGTGAAATTGTCCCACGCATCGACCGGCTGCTCGCCGACGTTGTACTGGTATCCGCTCGGGTATTCTTGTCCGGTACTGCCCCACGATTTGAGATTCGTTGAATAGTTCGCCATAGTTAGATACTTCCTGCATACGTTCCGCCGTTCCCGACCGGGTTTCCGCTCCCGTCGAGACCGTCATAGCCGAGATCCGGATCGTGATTGTTGAAATTATAGTCGCTCGGTGTAACCGGCTCATACGTCCCGACAGTCAGCAGCTCAACTCGGTGGCTGGCTGCGACATTTTGATTCAGTAGCGACGAGACCTCGCCCGTCGTTAGTTCAAGTTGCTTCAGCGCCCGAGAACCGATTCCAAGCATAACCACGCCGGACTCGCTCGGTTCAGAGTAATCGATATTCTCCGTATCCGTATCGAAAATTTCTGCAACGGTACTAATCAGGTCGCCAATTGTCCCTTCCGTCGTAATGAGTGAGAACTGTGCAATTACCCTCGTTTTGTAGGTACTGAGCGGTTCGTCATCAGCGGGATAGACGCCGACCATATCGCCGTGAGCAAACAGCTTCGCCGTCGTATCTGCGGTCTGAATGTGAACCGCATCGGAAATATCAGCAAGATGCTCATCAGTTGTATCCAATGCCTTACCGATCACATCCAAGAGTTTGTAGTTCGGAGACCCCTTCCCGGACGGAATATATTCGGGCAGGTCTTTCGCTAACGCAGTCGTTTTATCAGACATTTACACACTCGTCGTCGTAATTGTGATCGCGGTACTGTCGGCAGTAGTGAGCGCGACCTCGAAATCTTCGACGGTCAGGTTATTTTCATTCGTCATAAATGCGCTCGTCCCGATTTCAAGATTCGTCACATCGTAGACGCCGTTGACGCTTCGGGCTGCAAACTCAATCTCACCAAAGAGAACGTCGTCCCCGGCACCAAGCTCGCCGTCTGTACTGTTCCCCGAAGTCAGAAGACCGCCGATATATCCGGTTATTGAATCTCGAACCGAATCGTCACCAGCGTAGTCGTCCATTACTTCAATATCGATGTTAATCAGTACGTCAACCACATCCGGCCGAGAGAAAGACACAGGAATGATCTGCTTGTTTGGCAGCTCGGCGTCTCTCGTGTATCCGGTTCCATTGACACCACCAACCGGATTGTCACCAGCCGCCTTCGTGTCCAAAATCGTCTGTGCGATCTCCAGTTGGTTCCCACCATCAACAATTAGTTCGAACGAGTGCGGCGGAATTCCACCATCTTCGATCCCGCTGGAGTTAATGAAAATGCTCGTACTCCGGACACCATCGAGGTTTTGGATAGCTGCGAGCAAGGCCCCCGCTGTTGCACTCGATCCTTCTGAGAGGCTTCCTCGCGCTCTCGATCGAAGCTCGTCGTCCTCTTCTCGATTCGTCCCACCGTCTGTCTCTTGATCGTTCGTAACGAATTCAATGCCAGTCGGCGGGTTCGGCATAACGGTGATCGTTCCAGTACCGACGTTGTACTCGATCCCCCCGTCTCGTGATCGAATCGGTGCTGTAACAGAAGTCGTTCCATCTGCCAACACCCGGCTTTCAGTTGTCACAAACCGCTTTGGATTACTGAGTGAACCCGTCTGGACGAGCGTTCCATCAGGGATAACGTAATCTCTATTTGCTGCTGTCTCTCGCGAGAACGTGACGATCCCGGTCGCTCGGGAAGCCAGGTTTCGCCGGACATTGATTATCGCCGTCACCAAATCCAGCGCCGCTCCCTCTGCGTGTTCTAATTGTGCTGAAGAGAGAATCAGACCGGCGGCTTCTTGCGCTTCTGCGATCTGCCTCGAAACAGGTCCGTAAAAACTCCGGATTGCCGATAGCTCGGTGTCATTCATATCATCACCAAACCCATCCTTCGCGTGTTGCATCATCGCCGCCTCAATAGCTGCTGCTGTGTCTGGGTTAAATTGTCCGTCTGGCGTAATAGTCATATTAACTAAGTGTTACTGAATAATCCTCACCGGAGATATACAAGACCGTCACGTCAACTGCATTTTCAACAATCTCGTTCGGTACAACCTCAATACGGCGAATCTCCGTTAGCTGGTCGTTCTGTCGAGCCACCCGTTCGGCCTGCAATCGAATCCGCTGCCGTGTTTCTTGCCGGTCGATCGACCCGACGTGTTCAAAAAAGAATGCAGTCGTCTGAATCGCAAGCCGTTGTTCGAATTCTTCCCGCCCGTGTACTGTCGCAAAGTCTTTCGTATCATCAAGATATATCTGAAAGTCTTTGTCAAAATGTAGGTCTGTCATTCGATTAGTGTCTCTGTCCCCGTCTCGTTTGGCGTGCCGGTGCTTCCCGAACCTCCAGAATCCGTCCACGAATAATTGTGCGTGTGGTTTTGAATCGCAGCGGAGACTGCTTGTGAAATATCACCGATAACTTGCTCTCCATTTGCGGTGACTGATATATCTCCCGACGCAGACAGATCAATATTCACCGTTCCATCGGCCTGCTTCGAGAAGTGCAGCGTCGTCTCCTCATCGAGCGTAATACAGACATCACCCTGAGACAGATCCGGGATCTCGTGTTCCGGTGTCTCATCGATTGCCGTCGCAACATATCGGCCATCAATGAACGATAGAACGACATACTCTCCCTCCTCTGGAACGAACAACACGTTCCGGCTCGGCGAAATAGCCAAGATGTCTCGGGACTCAGAACGCTGGCCGATAAGCACGTTAAGGCGCACTTCCCGAAGTTCTTGGTTTATTTTGACCGACGTAACCAGCCCGATCTTCGGCTTCTTATGTTCACTCATAGATTGTATATCGCTTCGTTCTTGTTCTCGTACTCTTCATCTCGACGAGGATCGTAGTAGACACTCGAACTCTCCAGACTTCGTGGGATCATCGAGACTTCAATAATCGTTTCCCATCCGACACGGGTGTTGATCTTCTGCTGAACGCTGTTCACACTAAATGTGCCACCGTAGACACGGTTTCCACAGACCGTTCCGCCAGACGATTCAACAACGAATACGTCTCCCGGCTCCATCTGAGCTAAGTGTTCCTGTGCGTTCGGCGTCGATGAACCGGAGTTGAAAACAATGTTTCCAAATTTGTGATCGGAAATGGAATTCAAGAGGATCTGCTTCGCCCGGCGCTCTAACATCCCCGAGTCTTTGATTTCGAATTTCCGCTCAATAGCGACTTCATCACCATCTGATCCGGGAATCCACGCCTCGGCAATCGGTTGTAAGTGCGCCGAGTACCCGGTCCCGTCGACGTTCTCTCGATAGTGTTTCAACGAGCCGTTAAGCACGACACGACCGACACGGCTGTTGCCTTTCGTCACGGTGTATTCCCGGAGCTTCATCCCGTCAATCGATTGACTTCCAAACAGATAGTGCGTCTTGCTTTGTGAGATGAACTGCGGCGAACCGAGTATCAGCACGTTGTTGCGGTTTACTGTATAGGTCACACCGAACGTCTGTGCGACCTCATTGAGCGCCGCCGTCCCAGAAACCTGATCCCAACTGAATCCGGCGTGCTGACTGCTGAAATCCAATGCTCGAATCCGCGTAAGCAGACTATCTGGATCGTCCGTCTCCAGGTTTCCATCTTCGATCCGATAGCCATCAATAACCGACTTCGTAATCTTCGACTGCAAGAATATTTGTTCAACGACATTCCCTAATGTCGTCTTTTCATACCGACCGCTGACGATCGCCTGATCGAATATACGCTCAGTCGCATCAAGTTGAATCCACGCCTGCTTTTCTGCACCGAGCGTTACCCCGTCTTTCGGGTACATATAGGTGTCTTGGAGAATACCTCCGACACGCAGCTCGACTCGCTCAAACCGGTGTGCAGAATCATCGACCAGCTCCCCCGCTGGAAGCGAGACCTTTGCTCGGACGTGTGCGTTCTGGCTGATTCCGTTTTGAACGCTTACTTCAAACGGTATGAGTTCAATATTAGACTCGGTGAATTTGATTCGGACCCCATTTTGTAGATCACAAGAAGTCATAGATTATTCGTATAACGCATCACGTCCAAAATTAAGATCAAACCCGAGATCACCGTCAGACAAATCGCCAGACACAATTCCGTCGTTGTACTGCGAAATATGTCGCGCTTCGTCTTCGCCTGTACTGACGACATCAACTGAGTATTTCCATTGATACTGCGATTCCTGGGGATCCCACGAGATCGGTCCTTCGTGTTCTCCTTTGTGAATACGGATCTTTCCTTCCCAAGACGGGATGATGATCTCAGTCTCTTTGTTGTGATCGAGAACGTCTTTGAAAGACTCTAATTCGTTTTCGAGGAGATACCCCGAGATGTGTATCTCACGATTCTTTCCGTGGATTTCAAATACATCTTCAAGACCGCAAAAATTGGCGTGTCGAACCAGCTTTCGTTCTTTATTGACTTGAATCCGATCAGGCAAATACGTCGGCTTGAAATAGATCCCATTTCCCTCGATCGAGAAGGGCAGCGGTCCTTTCTGCTCAGACATTAGCGGCCCGTGCGATCCTGGTCGTCAATGTATTCTTGTGTCCCATCTTTCGAAATATCCTTGATCCGCTGAATGTCCGAATTATCCGTGTCAGGCCCGATGTTGTACGTATTGTAGTTGTTGACTGTTCCACCGCCACCACCCATCGCGGGGGCGGCACCGGGCGCGGGCATTCCCGAACCAGACAGAGCATCGCCCATACTGGGAACACTCGATTTAACAGCGCCATACGCGGCTGCACCAGCAACTAATGAGAGACCCGCCGTTGCGACCCCAACCCCAATTGCGGCCATCGTGGACGAAGCTGCAAGCGCCTGGAACGCAGCGACTCCGGCGGCGATCGACGGAAGCCACGCTGCAATAGCCGCAGCAACACCCATCCCTTTAATAATCGCAACGACCGCTGCGACCTTACCCATCACCGTCAGTAGCGCAACAAGCGTTACAATCGTCGCCAGTATTCCGATCGGGATTTTGTTGTTCAGATATTCTGCGATCGTCGCGAGAAAATCAACGACCGGCGAGAACACAGACATCACAGACGCCCACACCTGAGCCAGTCGAATGACCAGAACGATAACGGACTTCACCGCACCCATTATCGCAAGCATCGCATCTTGGTGTTCGTAAAACTCGACCGTCAACCACTCAAACAGCTTGATTAGTTGATCGCCGAGCAGCCCGCCGAATCGTAGTGTGAGCTGGCTAATGATCGGCTCAAGCCGAGTCATTGACTGAAAGAGCGTATCAATCCAATTGATGAATCCAGAACCAACGCTGGAGAGCGTCGGAATGAATACATCGAGGTTCTGGAACGTCCCCACAAGCTGTCCGAGTTTGTGTGGTAGCGTCTCGAACAACTGGTCCATAACCGGCGCAAAGTGCTTCGAGGCAGGCTTGAAGATCTTGAACAGCTCACGTCCAAAGAGACGCATACGGACTTGTGCCAAGTGCATCGAGTCTGCTGCGTTCTCTCCGAAGCCGAGAATGCCGAGGCCGCCAATTGTGATTCCTGCTGTCAGCGTTGCACCCATCGTCGCAACCATCCCACCGAGCGCGGTCCCGAGGCTGGCTGCAATCGCCAATAGAATCGAAGAAAACTGATTAGACAGATTGCCGCTCGGAATAAGTCGACTGAGACCAGATCGTCCCGGCGTTTTCTTCTTATCATCGCTGTCAATACCAAACCAGTCTTCAGATCCAAACGGAATCCCCGGTGCATCAGTCCCGGACTGCTGGCCAACGACAGGCTTCCCGAACTTCCACGATCGAGACGAATTAAATAGATCCTCAGAGATCGCGTTCACGCCGTATGAATCCCGACGTATGCCAAGCGTCCGAGGAGTCAAATTCGTATTCCGCGAAATATGTCCGAAGTCCATCCCCGAAGCGCCGCCGAACGGACGCCCCCCGTGTTGTTCTTTGAGATTCGGTAAACCGAGAATCTGATTCCGAGACAGTCCCTTTTGCTTCGCAACGGCCTTCGTAACCTCGCTGTCGTTGACGTTTACTTTAACCGTCTCAACACCCGACAGCGACTCGATCATCGCCTTCGTCTTCTTGATGTCGTTCTTTCCGAGAATCTCTAAGAGCGTCTCAATAACTTCATCAATCGTTTCCATCGAGAGCTTCAGATTCTCAACAGCATTCGTTCCTTTAATCTCAAACTTCGGACTGATGATCTTATTATCAATCTTCTCAAGCTGGCCCTCAAGTTTCTTGAGCGTGCCGCTAAAGCTGTCTCGCAGATTGACTGTGACGTTTACTTTTTGATTTTTATTTCCCATTATTCACCATCGTCAAACCCGTCTGGGCCAGTATTCACGAATGTCCGAGAGCTTGAACCAGCAGTCGCCAGACTGTTTTTCGTTCGGGAAGGGCTGCCCCCGCCCGCACCGGCTCCATCCATCGCTTCTTGCTTCTGCTCCGCCTCCTTGTTCATCGACAAAATCAGTGTGTGGCGTTGCAGCGGCGTCAGATCCGCTTGTGTCTTGGCGAGTGGAATTCCGTTCTGCGAAAGTAGGTAGACCGAACTACCTCCCTGTTCCACGAAACTTCTCAGCGTCTCGGATGTCCCCCGAAACCTCCAGAACCATCCCGCCGATCTCGACGGAGTAGCCGCCGACCATATTCTCGACCATAAATTCAACTTCATCGTCAGTATGGCCCATATCTTCGCCGCAGATACCGAGCTTCGCCGCCTTCTTCATCAGCTCAACAAAGTCCTCGTCAAACTGCGAAACGTCAAGATACTCTTCTTCGTCCTCGTCGCGCTCGGCTTTCGCATCCTCAATCGCGTCAACTGCATCGTCCTCATCCATATCGAATTTCTGCTGGAGAAGCGCCGAGATCGGAAGAAATTCTGCGTCAACGAGCGGTCGAAGCGTCACGTCAACGTCCTCTCCGAACATTTCAATTGTTTCCGTTTCTCGGTAGTCCTTTCCTCGAACGACCATTTCCATCAACTTAGACTGCGGTTTTTCTGCCATAATAGTATATTTACGCTGGATAAAATCGGGCCGGACGGTATTTGCCGCCGCCTTCCCGAAGTAGTTAGTTAGCGATCAGCTCAGTTGCGCGGGTTCGTGTCTTCGTCTTTCGACATCGCAATCCAGTCAAACGACGTTTCCGTCGTCTCACCGGACGTGACCTCGTAGCCCTCACTCGTACAGAGAACGGTATCGAAGCTCGTTGCCCCACCGTCAAGATGTGTGACAACGATTGCCTCAAGAACATCCGGAACGCCGTTATCGTCAAAGAACTTGTCTTCCAAATCCTTCTTGTTCCCTTTGACGCTCATATTACCCGAGTAGTTGATCTTGTTGACGGCGAATCCAGACGGGATGATGTTACCCGCCCCGTAGATTTCGTCAATTTCGATCTCCTTATCAAAGGACAACTGTTCAACCGGAACCTGCTCGTTGCCAACATTCACGACAATATCGGCTGCTGCTTCTTTTCTGTCAACCATAATAGAATAATTAAAATAGAGTTCGCTCGGGAACGCGGCCCCCGAACAGCGTAATCTCTAAACGCTTAGTCAATACGCCCGGCAGTCACGTTCGCCATAACATTCCGGAGCGGCTTGATTGTCTGAACGCCGACATCAACGGATGCCGTCATTGCGTCGACCTCCTGAACAGAGACGTTGTATCCGGTGATAGCGTTCTGCGAAAGGAGATCCTTCAACTCCGACTTGATAATCGACTGGAGCGTGTTCCGAGCCGATTGCGTGTGCAGCTCGCCGATGAAGGGGTCAGCATTACTTTCGACAACCAGCGTCACGTAGTCCACGACAATCCGGGCGATCCCCTGATCCATCTCAGACTCGTCAGGGTTGGTCGGCAGAACAGTCGTCACATCATCGATGATTCGAGCGCCCGCACTCTCGTCAGCGATCGGGTTGACTTGGTGTTCCAAGACGGCCTCTGTATCTGGAACCGACAGACGGGTCCAGAGATCGCGCTGACTTGCGAGTCGCTTTCGCATCGGGCTGGCAGACATACCGAGTGCCGCTCGAAGACCGATGTACGATCCAATGATCGATTCGCCGTCCTCGTTCCGCGACGGGTAGATGAACTGCATCCGGGACGAGTCGAACGGCGTATCATACGCAACAACATCCGGCATAAACGCGCCCGCAACAGCGATAGCGAATTCGTAGCTGGCCTCCATCTCCTTGACAGCATCGTGAACGATCCCGACGACCGCCTCGTTCTCCGTTCCAGATGCCAAGAAATCAATTCGCTCGCCTTCCTCGTTCCGCACTTCATCAACGACGGTCTGGTAATCGTACTCTTGATAGTTGACCTCGCCGCTGGCGCTCGGTGCCTCGAACGTCTTGTACGATCCATCGACCGGGTTCAGATGAACGGTCGCGGTGTCCGGGCTATTGTTGGACGGATCATCGTAGGTGAGAATCGTCTCGCACTCGGTCCCATTAACCGTGAACACCGTGTCTTCGGCGATCTCTGAAACGGGAGCGTTCAGGAGAGTCCCGATTTCCGCGCCAGTAATATCTTCAGCAGAGACAGAACTGCTACCCGGTGCAGCAGCGTAGACCGGGAACGCCCCTTCCTGAAGTGCATCGATACAAATCTGCGAAAGCGGCGATCGAGGACCGAACCAAGTCTGTGCCCGAGTCGCGCTCGTCACTCGATAAACCGTATTGGGATCGGCAACTCCTTCGGTAAAGTCAGCCTGCCCAACAACGCCAACGTCCCCTGGAGAACCGACAAAGACTCCGACAGAACGCGAACTTTCAACCGTCGTCTGGACGCCCGGCAGCGTAGTATTTCCAATAGTAACCATAGTAATAATAAGTACATTTGTAAATCCGAAACGCGAGATCCCGCCTACTTTCGGCGGATCAATCCCGAGTTATAGTTATCAAATCGACCGAATATCCGCATCGACCGATCCTAAGACATCAACGTCGCTATCTACGATCTCTTTCACGTACCGAAACGTGACAACCTGATCTGTCTCAAACCAATTCGGCTCCTCTGTTGGAACAGATTTCGCAACGGCGCTCTCAACTTGCCACTCAAACGTGTCTTCGTGAAACGCTTCAGGGCTGTACTCGTACGGGAAGAACTGACTCTGAACCGAATCAACCAATTCGTCACGACCGCGCTCACCAGTTGTGTTTGGGTTCGACGTGATCGGCTCATCGTCATACGTCTTGATCCACAAATCGAGCCGCATCTCGAAATAGACGTGGAACTTCTGTCCGATGACGTTGCCTTGCTCGTCTTCAACTGTTCCGGCGTATGGATTGTTTCCCTGAAGCCGGTCAAGCCGATTTGCCGTCCACGAAACAATAACACAGGGGAGCTGCATAAACTCGCCACCACCCTCCGTCTTCACGTAGACGGAATCGTCAAGCCCCTCGTTTAGCATTTCAACGACTCTGGTGATAGCATCCCGCTCATTCACTTGAACCCCCGATTGCGAAGCGAGAACGCAATGTGCTTTCCGGTCGTGTCGGCGGCGTTCTTGTACAAATACGTATGCGCCGCATCCATATATCCGATCCCGTCAAGACCATCTCGCTTGATTTTTCGATGCACACGGAACGCTTCCGTGACTGCCCATTCTGGATATGCGTCTAAATTACTCATAGATAGTAAACTCCGTGAACCGACCGTCGCGCATCAAGTTACGGGCAATCGTTCTGAATTTGTACTCAGTCGGATGCTCAACTGAAAACTCACCCAGAACCTCGTCGTCGGGATCATCGGCTTCAGGAACGCCGCCCTCGTATCCGTGCGCATTCCGGTTGATTAGAATTTGCTCTTGAATACGATCGTGCATTGCATCAGCACCGTCGAAGTCGTACTCCCAATCATCGTAGATCGTGAGAACCCGCCCGGAGTAATGCGTAATTTCTATTTGCATCAGTAGCTCACCCCGATCGCATCAAGCTCTGCTGCGGCAACAGTAGACGGACTAAACAGATTCAGCCACGTCCGGAGAAGATACGGATGTGTTTCTGCGATCCCCTGAATATTGTCACCAATATAGAACGTTGATTGCTTATTTGATACTTCGGTATTCATTATTTGATGCATAACGGCGGCCGTCTCTTGTCCGTTAGTCATACCATAGCCGTCATATAGCTTTGTGAGATCCGAAAGCTCTGTATCTCCCGTATTCTTCTCTCTGTCACGCGCAACCATATGCGTGAAGAGCGTCCGATTAAGAGCTTCTCGATACGCCGTAATTGGATCTGCATCTATATCAGTTTCCAAATACTGCTGTACGGTGGCTTGAGACGTATCGATCGTGTCGTCCTGTGTGTTCAGGAAGGCCAGCGTCCCGTCAAGCAGGTTTCCATCTGAATCAACACCAAGCATCGTCGAATCCCCGGCCGCTGTCTCAACGCTATAACTCCACGTCCCGTCCCCATTGTTGGTTGGTGCATCGTACAAGAACCACAGTTGCTCTGGATACAAGGAATCGCCCCGCATCACGTCAATATCATCGCCGATAGATATTTTCGGATCATCAGGATTCAACCATTCTGTCGGATCGGGATCAGCGTATCCAGACTCCGTGAGACTGTCTAAGTAGTTGCC